CTCGCACATCTAAGTGTGCCCCTGTAGTTGGATAAATATCTTCCGCAGTGGTGGCAATACGGCCGACGTCCAAGTAGTCTTGTGCTGCTGTTTTCGCCATAGTACGTAGTTAGTATTGCGGTGCTTGGTCTAACCCAAAAGCTTTACTTAGCAGAGCAAGAGAATTCAGACCTGCATCTATTTTTGGTGTATCTGGATTAAAAATAGTCTTTAAAATGAATCGGTCTAAATTCTCTTTGGGGTCGACCTGTGGTTGCACGCCTCCAAACAAAATAAAAGTGCGACCACCTGGTGCAGCTGCTACATCTTGTGGTTGTTGCTTTGGTTGCTGCGGCGTAGCTTGTGTAGCCTGCGCGGCTTGCTGTGCTTGGGGTAAAAATTCTTTGTACTTGCCGCTTTTATAAACTGACCAAGCGCCAAGACCTTGACTACCTAAAATTTGTTTAGCAGCCTTGACGTTAGTTGTTGGGTCAAATAACTGGCTCTCTTTTTGAAGGCCAAACTCCTTCATCCGTGCAGGTCCAAGTCCACCGTGCATGTTGACTTGAAACAATCCGTAAGATTTATCAAGTCCTTCGGGATTGAATGCCTGCGTGCGACCTCCTGATTCTGCCATCGCAATGGCAGTCATCGTCGGTATCTTGTCCTGCGGGAATCCTTGTTGTTTTAACAGGTCCGCAATTTGCTGTGGATTTAGCTGTGACATGACAGAACTAGACTGCTTGGCGTTAACGGAAATCGTTTGAGAGCATAAGGCGAGTGCCAACAGCGACGTCGGCAGGGCCTGGAAGGGCTTGAATAAATTCAGCACCTTCGCGATTAAACCGATACCGGGCTTGCTCGGGGTTTCGGTAATTCGGAACATACAAATGTAGGGCTAATCGATCCGTCTCGTATAGGTAAATTGCCGTCCAGGTTTTCAGCGTGTCTCTAAAATCAGAGGTTGCAATCGTACGATCGACGTCACCGGCTATGCTTTCGATACGACTCCTGGGAACAGTATTGTTGTTCACACTTCCAGTCATGTCAGTGCGCTTTTCAGCTTCGTCGCACCGACTGACTTGTTCGACAATTTTCGAATACCAGAAAGAATCTGGGATGTTGTTGACAGCTTCTTCAAGACGCGCTAAGTCACCTGCCGGAATAGACGTGGTGTTATAACCAAGGTGCCAGCGAACTTTAGACTTGAGGAAGTTATCGAGTTGCATTACTCAAAAGAAATGCGTTATTGGATACAACTCTCTAGTTATACCCAATAACACACTAGCACGCGCAAATTATCACTCAACGCGAACAAGACTATCTTTGAACATCTCGTCCCAGTCAATTCGCTTGATCGATTTTAGTTGATCCAATCGAGTGAATTTCTCGCCAGGGAGAGAAAGCTGTAAATCTTTAATATCACGCGCTGTCTTAAGTCCAACACCTGGAAGGGCATCAGCAATCTGTCGAGCGCTTGCAGTATTGATATTGATACGCGTATCAAGAGGGAACGTTTCCCGTTGAGTGGGTTTCGGCGGCTTAACTCCTTCCGATTCAAGTTGAACGGTCAGGCGCTCTTCGGTGCGAATTTTTTCATTGGTAGCCTCCAGATGTGGTGTCAAATCGGCTTCATTGACGTATAGAACCTCATCTTGCGAGTCAATACACATCACAATGTCTTCACCATGTTTGGAGATCATCTCTACAAGACCCCCAGTCAGGCGGTATTGATACAGCATTTTTGTTAGTTGAACCTTCGCTTAGCTTATCAAAATAAATCCTAGATGCCTAGACACAAAAAACGGACCCCGAAAGGTCCGTTCGTTGCATCTTGGAGTTACGATCAGATGTCGTCTCCGCCCACCTGCGAGACGAAGTCGATGTACTCGTTGATGGCCTCCCAAGTGGCCGCAGCGGCAGGACGGAGGTAGTTCACACGGCACACCAGGTAGCCAGCCTTGCCGGCATCCTTATCGGTGGAGCTAATGAACACACCGTCGCCATCCACGGAGGTGGAGGTCACGCCGTTCACGTTGAACACCTTGAAGGTGGTGTCCGCAGTGACGCGGTAGAACATCGCGTTGGCGAAGTCGGCCGCCACAATACCAGCAGTGGTCACACTAGAGGTGAAGGGCAGGTCAGCAACAGTGGTGTCACTCAGACCTTGGGCAAACAGCGAGCTAGTAGCGCTCACAATGGCGCTAGCAGCAGCAAGACCGTTGGCTTGAGTCGAAGGCACGCCGAAAGGAGCGCCAGCGTTGTTAGGACCAAGCAGCAGACCTTCGGTAGAAGTACCACCGATGTCAGCGGTCACAGGGGAGGCAGGGAAACCAGCCAGACCACCAGCGGGCAGGTCCTGAGCCACGGCGATAGAAGCGCCGTAAACATAAGCAGGACGAGCAGAGGAGGCTTGCACCACCAGGGAGGTGCGATTGTCACGCACCCGGTCATCAGGACGACGATCAGGCGAGGGAACAATAATGTCGAAGCTCTTAAAGGAAGCTTTGTCTGCGGCAAGGTTATCAATCTTGACGTAGCCAATCAGCTCAAAAGCTTCTACGCCAGGCCAAGCATAAACACCTTCGGTGTTATAGGAGGACAGGCGGTTGATTTGGTTACCGGGTTGCAGGATTGCACCGGCTTCTTCTTTGTAAGCAGCCATTAGTTAGGTACCTCCTTTATCACTCAACGATGGTGAAGGCAGTGGTAATGAAGTCCTTATTCAGGTTAGCAAAACCGGCGTACAGCTGCCAAATCAGGATGATAAAGCGACTGAAATCGTCGTTATTGTTGATAAGAACCTGTGCATTGGGACCGCCAATACCTACACCGACAGCCTGAGGACCGAAGAACAGACCAGCAGGAGTAGTGCGAGTTGCAGCGCCGCCGCCACTGCCGATGTCGACGGAAATACTCTTGTCGGGGAAGTTGGTGGATTCGAAGAAACGCACACCTTCAAATACGAAACCAGAAGGCATGACGGGTTCACCAGCCACGAACTGAGCTTGACCGAACTGACCGCCACCGTACAGAGCAGCGTTGGGGGCCATCATTCCCATCAGGGGATTAGGAACACCAGTGCCAGGATAGCGGGCCACTTCGCGGAAGCCCTGGTCAGCACGCAGATCCTTCATGAAAGAGGGATCGGCGATACAACGGTAGTAGCCGTCAGCAAACACGGGGGTGTTACGCTTACGCAGCTGCTTCACAACCTCAAGAAGGTCGGTCTTGACGTTGAACTTGAACCGCTCAGAAGCGTACTCGGTAGCGGTGTAGTTGTTGAGAGCAGTCGCGGAAGATTTGGTCTTACCGTTGGGGTAGTAGTAACCACCCTGGCTATCAGAAGCGGCACCGCGAGACTCAGCCTTGAACAGCTCGTCCAGGAACACACGGTCGCGCCAGCGGCGATAGTCGTCCAGGAGGGTCAGCGAACCGATGGACTGGTGGAACATGTTAAGGTTCCCGGTGTCCAGCAGCAGACGCTGAGCGGTCATCAGAGTCTCACGAGCAATCTTAAAGGTGCTCGGGAGGTTAGTGTTGTTCGGGTCAGCGGGACCGGTGTACTCACGCAGAGACACCAGCACCTTGTCCTTTACGATAGACCGGCTGTTAGCAGTACCGATGGTTTGATCCTGGGTACGCTCACGGCTAGTCTTCGTTCCAGGGCTACCCCAGAAACGATAGCGGTCAAGTTGAACGGTTTGACCCGGCTGTTTGGTGAAGTCGTGGACAACAACAGGCTCGCAAGCCATTTCCACGATATAAGCTGGATGGGGGCGGTACAGCTCCGCACCCAACAGCTTGGGAAAATCGTTATCAATAAACATGTTGGTTTCTCAGCGTAGAGTAAGCTGATACCTGAGACGGTAAGCCTCAAACTCAACAGCCAAAGCTGTTAACTCTGGAACTGTTGGTTCCATTAAGAAAATTATAGCAAGACTTTATCAATCCGGATTATTAAGCTTCCGGATTCACCATCTGACCAAAGTTATAGCCACTGATCATGTTGCCAGGGGAATAAGCCATTGGAGCCATGTAACCAAGTGCACGATATGGATTGACGTAGCCATCTGCTGGCTGCATATCCACTCGTTCTGCTTGGATTTCAGGATCAATTAGTTGCGCTTGCGCCATCTGAAGAGCAGCCTCAAGCTCGAGAGTGCGTGCCCCAGCCTGCTGTTTACGCGCCTTAGCTTTCTTAACGGCTTTTTCTTTTTTCATTACTTTTAACCTTTTTTAGAGTTGTTGGCGGCTAACAAACCCATAGATAACATTCCAAGCGCTGGCATTCCCTGCAAACGTGCATATTGCTCATTTGTGAGGATATTATTCTGTGTCACTTCAGCAGCACTTTGATTTTGAGCCGAAAGCAACGCATTGCCCGGTAACGGAGACCCTGGAAGATTTAACTTTAAGTAAGCACTATCGAGGTCTCGCGGCATCGCAGGTGCGGGTGCATTTGTCGTGCCAATCACACGACCGGCAGTAGCGTCACGCATTGTGGCATACTGGTCAACTCTGCCAGCCTGCACTTGAGAGGCTAAGTTGGCAGCGCCAAAAGTATACAGAGCTGCTGATCCGACTGGTCCACCTGCGGTTCCTACATTAATCAGAAATTGCTCAGCTCGTGCTCTAGCACTACTCTTTTGGGCTGCCATAATAAAATCCGCTAAATAAAAGAGGTAGCATTGCTACCCCTTATTTTACAATTACTCATTTTCCTAATAAACGTCGTTTACTCGTTTTCCTAATAAACGTCGTTTACTCGTTTTCCTAATAAACGTCGTTTACTCGTTTTCCTAATAAACGTCGTTTACTCGTTTTCCTAATAAACGTCGTTTATTAGGATTACGAGTATCACTCCATCACCAGCATTTTCTGGCGGAACACGTCAGGGTTCTGTTGTGCAGAGTTCAGATAACGCCAGGCGTTGGCGGGATCACGCTCAGCCAGGGCTCCAAAATTGTTCCAGAAGGCGGCAGGGTTACCTTGCATCTGGGGTTGAGGAGGAACAGGCATCTGAGGACGCTCAGGAGCAGTGGGGCGCTGATACTGAGTACCAATTGCCTGGCCCTGGGGACGGCCGTAACCAATTTCCGAATCGGGGATTGGATAAGGACCGTTCTCGCCAAAGAATTCGCAGGTGTAATCGGCCAGGATATCTGGATCCGTCAGGATAGCCTCATAAGCGCGGTGCTCATGAGAAAGCTCCTGAAGCAGACCGATAGCCTCTTGAAGCTGCGCGTTGGTGGCGAGCAGCGTGTCTTCTACAGAACAAGCGTACTGGTTCAGAAGGGCTGGAGCATCAGCACCGAAGTGGTTGATGACATCAAGACTTTGCTCGCTTACCCCGTTGTCCAGCAGCATTTCCTCCGTTATTACCGGAGAAGTTTGGGAATAGTCGTTGTAATACGCCTGGTTGCTGTTGTTCGAAGGCGTATAGGTCTCCGTCGCCAAATTGTTGTACTGGAGACCCTGTTGGGAAGCGTAATTGGCCTGGTCGTAGGCTTGGTTCTGACTGTACTGTTGACCCTGGAATGGGAATTGGACGGGCGAACTCAGGAGCCCCACTACCTTGTTGAACGCCTCCTTGTAAGGGTTCTCCGCTTGTGGGGCTGCCTGGTACGCTTGGGGGTATGACGCTGTAGGGGTTGACAGGTACGGATTGACCCCCATCTGGGCCTGCATTTGCGGGGCTGGGGCCACCGCTTGCTGGTAGGGCGCCACCCATTGGGACGTCGTTGAAACCGTTGGCGCTTGTGCCGCCGTCTGCGCCACCGGAGCCCCGTAGCTGCTCGGCTGGATCGGGGATGCTTGGGGTGCCGATTGGGTCGGCATTGCGGTATCGGCCTGCATAAGTTACCTCTTTTTGTAGGCTTTCGAGTGTTCGGTAAAGGAAGGGAGTGAGATCTAATCTCGGATCCGCAGCCATCGGTAAATTCGGTTGCTGTGGATGTGGTGTTCGCATTTCTTGATTGATTAGATCAATAAATGCTGAGTAGGCCCTCTGTACTTCCCCTACCATTCGGAATGGGAAACCGGAGAGCATCCCCGCGATTTCATCATCCGTTTTAGAAGGGAATAAATACTTCAGTGCTTCAATGCTATCAACCCCTAATTCCTGTAGGTTCCGCGTAAAGATAGATTGGTTAAGTTTATCTTGTGCCGTGTCTTCATATACAGGTCCCATCCAGCGCCACATAACAGCGCGATCGCCATCGGGAGCAAGCCCTAAAACACCACTGGGAATCTCGCGGTTCTCGATAACAGCATCTAGAGCTTTTTGAAGTTTCTTCTCATAAGTTACCAACTGTTTTTCGTACTTAGT